AGTGATGATCCGACAGCAATGGAGAAGGTAAAGCTCTTTTTTGAGTATTTTTCAACGCTTCCTACATGGTTTACTAGCCTTTGGATACTTGTAGTCGGAAGTATTTTTGGCATAAAAGGAACTCAAATCTGGAGAAATGGTAAAGGTAAAAAATAGACTTGCGTTTAAATTTAAATTATATATAAACAAGGAGAAAAATTATGGCTAGTAAATGGAAAAAAAGATTAGGTAAGGCAGCAGCTCTTGCAGCTGGTATTTATGGGGCTACGAGATTTGGCAAAGCCCGTAAGAAAAAGGCGCTTAATGCTATAACTGCAGGGGATATAGTTCGTTCAAACTATCAGATACCTGATACTGATATGGGAGCAATTTCACCTGAATCGCATTATAATGCGTCGCTAGACAAAAGTGAGTATTTTGCTAAAGGTGGCAGAACAGGAGCTAAAAACGGTGGCCTTATTAAAGGTAAACCTAAATTAGCAAAAAGAGGTTGGAAGTAAGAATAGAATTTTAAAATGAGTATAAAAGGAAAAGTTAAGTGGTTCAACCCTACCAAAGGATTTGGGTTTATTGAAAGAGAAGACAAAGAGAAAGACGTATTTGTTCATGTATCTGCAGTAAGAAAAGCAGCTATAGCTAGTCTTGGTGAAGGCCAAGAATTAACTTTCGAAATTGAAGAGAGCCCTAAAGGCTCTAATGCGATTAATTTACAGAAAGTATCTTAATGAAAAAAATATTTTTAATATTGGCATTATGTGCATTTGCCTTGAGCGCATGCTCTATAGGTAAGAAATGTACTTATACACAGGAAGGAACTAAACTTTCATCTTATGTATGGTTTTATAAAGATAAGCCGGTAGATTTAGACAAAGGGAATTGTAACTAATAATGCCCTTTAAGTCTGAAAAACAAAGACGGTATCTTTGGAAAAATGAACCCAAGGTTGCTAAAGAATGGACAAAAACGTACGGCAGTAAAGTAGGAAAGAAGAAAAAAACGAAGAAAAGGAGGAAGAAGTAATGGAAGACCTCGAATTAGTACAAAAATTAAGACGTATTATTAAGATGCGTCATGACGACGTTGTTGCCGCTATGGTTTCAGGTAGTGTTGACAAGATGGAAAAATATCAATATATGTTAGGACAAATACGAACGTATTTGTATTTAAGTCAGGAAATATCCAGCCTGCTAGAAAAAAAGGAGCAAAAAGATGACGGAACAGTTATCAGTATCAAAGGGAAAGCCAAAGATTGAGTTACCCAATAAAAAATTAGTAGGTGTACAACCTACTGAAAAGCCTAAAAAAGATTTAACTTCCGAAACAGCTAAATTGCCCACTCCAACGGGTTGGAGAATTTTAGTTTTACCTTTCAAAATGAAAGAGAAAACTAAAGGAGGAATTATTATAACTGACGACGTGGTAGAACGTGCGCAAGTGGCATCGACTTGTGGATTAGTTTTAGCATTAGGACCGGATTGTTATAGAGATAAGGAAAGATATCCTAAAGGACCTTGGTGTAAAAAAGGTAGTTGGATTATTTTCGCTAGATATGCCGGATCTAGAATTAAAATAGATGGGGGTGAAGTTAGACTTCTCAATGATGATGAAGTTCTAGCGACCGTGGAAAACCCCGAAGACATTTTCCACGATTTATAAACATAGGGAGGAACTATGCCAGACGAAGAAAAAGTAAAACAAGAAGACCTAGTTGATGTAGGCGAAACAGAAGGTGCTGAAATTGAACTAGATAAAAAAGCTGAAGGAGGAGAAGTAAAAGATGAAAAACCTACTCAAGACAGTGATAAGTCCGATGACACACCTGAGAAACTGGATGAGTCAGTGGATGTTCGAGATAGCAAGGACGATAAGGAACCAGAGAAAAAGGAAGAAGTAAAAGAAGAACAAAAGAAAGAAATGGATGAGTATAGCGAAGGCGTTAAAAAACGTATCGCTAAGTTAACAAGAAAAATGCGTGAAGCAGAAAGACAGCGGGAAGAAGCTGTTACTTATGCTCAACGTGTTATGCATGAAAGGGATAGCCTAGCTCAACAAAGTGTTAGTTTAGATAAAAACTACACTTCTGAAATGGAAGGAAGAATAACATCTTCTCTTGCAGCTGCTCAAGCTAAATTATCTGCTTCACGTGAAGCGGATGATAAAAAAGCTGAAGTAGAGGCTTTAACAGCCATTTCTCAGTTAGGATATGAACAGGCACGACTTGCAGAACTAAAAAGCAGACAAAAATTGGAAGAAACTGCTAAAGAAGATGCAAGAAAACGAGGGCCTGCAGCTCAATATCCTACTCAATCAACTCCGCCTGTGGATTCTAAAGCAGAAGACTGGGCAGAGAAAAACGAGTGGTTTGGTAAAGATAATGCTATGACGTACACAGCATTTGACTTACACAGGAAACTTACCGAAGAAGAAGGATTTGATCCAAAATCAGATTCATACTATGAGGAAATAAATAAAAGAATAAGACTTGAATTTCCCCACAAATTTGGTAATACTACAGACAGATCGGTTAGTAAACCTACACAAAACGTTGCCTCTGCAACGCGTAGTTCAAAGACTGGCCGCACAACTGTAAAACTCACACCGTCACAGGTAGCAATTGCTAAAAAGTTACGGGTGCCACTAGAAGAGTATGCAAGACAATTAAAACTCACGAAGGAGGAATAGCATATGAATAAGACAACAAATAAATCTTCCCGTGCGGGCCAAACTAGAGAAAAAACAAAACGTAAAGTAGTTTGGACTCCACCATCGTACTTAGATACACCCAACGCGCCATCGGGATTCAGACACAGATGGGTCAGGGCAGAAATCTTAGGGTACGTCGACACGAAAAACATACAAGGACGCTTAAGAACCGGGTATGAATTAGTAAGAGCCGACGAATATCCAAAAGATGACTACCCAGCAATTCCAGACGGTAAGTATGCAGGGGTGATCGGGCACGGAGGCCTTGTGCTAACAAGGGTACCGGAAGAGATCGCGCAAGCAAGAGCTGATTATTTTTCTAAATTAGGAAAAGATCAGATCGAGGCAGTTGATAACGATTTACTGAAGGAACAGCATAAGAGTATGCCGATCAATATTGATCGACAGTCTCGTACAACCTTCGGTGGTACAAAGAAGTAGAGTTTTACTTCTCGGGTTAATCCCTACCAACGAATTTATATAACCGTCTACGGATAGAACCGTGGACATAAGGAGAACCGAAACATGGCAAATCAAGACGCTCCATTTGGCTTTAGAGCTGTTGGCGGCATGGGATCAAGCTATGAAACACAAGGTACTTCAAAGTATCAAATCGCAGATAATTCAACATCTCCGATTTATCAAGGTGACCTTTGCATGGTCGGAAATAGCGCTTCAAGCGCAACCGATGCAAACAGTGTTGCAGTTGCAGTGGGCTACATTTCAGTAGCTGCTGTCGCGGAAGATACATTGAACTTTGGTGTTTTTAATGGCTGTTACTATATCGATCCAACCACTTCTAAACCAACATGGAAAAACTATTACCCAGGCGCGGTCAATATCACGACTGGAACAATAGACGCGTATTGTTATGATAATCCTCAACAATTGTATGAGGTACAAAGCGCTGGAACTCTAACTCAAGCATCCGTCTTTAATCTAGTAGATACTGCTACATACGACGCAGGAACCTCTAGAGACGGACTTTCTGATGAAGAAATTTCAGGTAGTCTCGTGAGTAGCGGAGCAACTGGTCAATGGAGAATACTCCGTTTATCAGAAGATCCAAGTAACAGCGACACAGGTTCAGCTAATGCCAACTGGATAGTAAGATTGAATGAATCAATCTACTATAACGGCGCGGTATTAACATAATAGGAGCATAGATAAACAATGGCAATATCACGTAATCAGCTAGTTAAAGAACTAGAGCCAGGTTTGAATGCACTATTCGGCCTGGAATACAAACAATACGAAAATCAGTCGTCTGAAATATATACGACTGAATCATCTGACAGAGCTTTCGAAGAGGAAGTTATGTTGTCAGGTTTTGCAAGCGCATCAGTTAAACCAGAAGGATCTGGCGTGACTTATGACAATGCACAAGAAACTTTCACAGCAAGATATACGAACGAGACAATTGCTCTCGCTTTCGCAATCACTGAGGAAGCTATTGAAGATAACCTGTATGACAGACTTGCTTCTAGATACACAAAAGCTTTAGCAAGATCGATGGCAAACACTAAACAAGTGAAAGCTGCTTACCCCTTGAATCAAGGTCTACCAAGTATAGACAACTATGATTCAGGCGACGCGGTTTCCTTGTTTAATACTTCGCATACTACGATAGCAGGGAGTTTCCAAAACACTCTGTCTACTCAAGCAGACTTAAACGAAACATCATTAGAGCAAGCGTTAATTGATATCGCTGCAATAACTGATGAAAGAGGTTTAAAGATCGCTGCAAAAGGTGTGAAGATGATCATCCCATCTGCTAATCAGTTCACTGCTGAGAGATTGACGAAATCTCAAGGTAGAGTTGGAACTGCTGATAATGATATCAATGCAGTCAAATCTTTAGGTATGATTCCTCAAGGATATAGAGTGAACAATTACCTAACAGACACAGACTCTTGGTACATAATTACAGATGTACCTAATGGTATGAAGCATTTCGATAGATCCCCTCTTACAACTAAGATGGAAGGAGATTTCGATACTGGCAACGTTAGATACAAAGCTAGAGAAAGATACGTTTTTGGCGTATCAGACCCTAGAGGTATCTACGGTGTTGAAGGTGCGTAATACTTCGTAAAAACTTAGAGATGAGGCGGCCTCAAAACCGCCTCATTTCGACAATAAAGTAAGAAATTAACAATGAAAAACTTCCGAATACAAATCCGATATCACGGGCATTTTGCTGATTTTAAGGCTATGGCTGAAGACAGTATCGAGGGCATTGAAAAAGTAGTCCTTGACAAACTGGGAAAAAATGAGGTAAAGTTCGAGTCTGATGGATTTACTAGCAAAACTGGTAAATGGATAACCTATGAGGAGGTTACAAATGATCCAAGAACTGTACACTACGAAAAGATCCTTGGAGCTAGAGTGGCAACAGGAGTATCTGAAGTCGGGGCGACATAACGTTAAGATGATTGAAATTAATAAAAAAATTCAAGACGTTATTAAGGAAATCGTTGCTCGAGAGTTTGAAGAAGATACTCGTTTACTTAAGATCAAAGACGCTGCTCCCGAGGCATCAATAGCCGGTTAAGGCTATTTCATAAAAATCAATTTTTCACTACAGGATACCTTGCACTCTACGCAAATCTGCGTTATATCTTAACTACTATACAATTATTAATTAGATCTAGACGCGTATAGTCGACGGCCTAGAGACTAGATCTTACAAACTAGGAGGATTATAATTATGGCAAACACAACATTTTCGGGACCGGTAAGATCATTAAATGGTTTTATTAGTTTCGGACCTAAAGCAGTCGTTAGCTTAACAGCAGATGCAACTTTAACAGTTGCAGCTCATGCAGGTAGAATTTTAACTTGCAATAAAGCAGATGGTGTCTTTACTTTACCGTCAATTACGTCGGGAAGTTCATCAGCTGTAGCTGGAGCAAACGATTACAACGTAGCAAGTAATATTGGATGTACTTATACATTTTGGGTACAAACTTTAGCAACAGATATGGATATCAAAACAGATGGAACCGATAAATTTTTCGGAGCTATTTATACTGGTATTGATAGTGAAGAAACTGGAGAAACATTTCTTTCTTCTTCAGGATCTAATGATGTATTTACTCAAAACGGAACAACTAAAGGTGGAATAGTTGGTAGTTGGGTAGAATTTACTGCAATAGGAAGCGCGGCTTACTTTGTTAGAGGTAGTTTAATAGGATCAGGAACTATAGCAACACCGTTTGCGGATAGTTAATAGATAAACTCTGTGAGCTCCTTCGGGAGCTCACGACTAAGGAGAAAATTATGGGTACAGATGTAAAACAAACAATTGCGGTAGCTGCAACAGCACAACTTCAAAAGTATGTTGCTGCAAGTGCTACTAATATTACGAAGGCTCGAATTAAAGCCGTTAGTGCACAAGCCAGCGCTGCTGATGCTAGTGTCAAAATTTATGATACTGTCGGAGCTGCAACAGCTAAATTATTAGTTTGTGAGCTTAAGTTCGGAACAGCAGACGGTGAGTGGACTCATTTCTATGTTCCCGGAGATGGTATCTATTGTGGTACTGGTATGTATGCAGTTCTATCAAATTGTGATTTCTTAACAGTTACTGGAACATTTACATAAAAAGGAGGTAGCACGTGGCTAATACTACTTCCACATCATATACTTTTGATAAAACTCTTGCGATAGATGAAATTATCGAAGAGGCTTACGAACGTATAGGAATTCAAAACGTTTCTGGTTATCAATTAAAAACAGCTAAACGATCTTTAAATATTCTGTTTGCAGAATGGGCTAATAGAGGATTACATTATTGGGAAGTCGCCAATAACAATATCACTTTAGTTGATGGTCAAGCTACCTACACAATGTACCGTTCAACAGCGGATGGTACTTCGGATGCTACGGCAGTGTATGGAGTTGATAATATATTAGAAGCAAATTATAGAATTGCTTCAACAAGTGTTGACAGTCCCATGACGGCAGTTAGCAGATCTCAATATCAAGGATTTTCAAATAAAACAGCAACAGGAACCCCTACTCAATATTTTGTAGAAAGATTTATTGATAAAGTAACCATCACTTTATACCTGACCCCGGGTGCAGCGGCAGATGGAAATTTAATAAATTATTATTATGTAAAAAGAATCCAGGGTGCCGGGGCCTATACGAATGCTTCCGATGTTCCTTTTAGATTTGTTCCGTGTATGTGCGCAGGACTCGCTTATTATTTAGCACAAAAAAATGCTCCACAAAGAGCACAAGAATTAAAAATGTTTTATGAGGATGAACTAGCAAGGGCCGTTAAAGAAGATGCTGATATTACTAGCACTTATATTGCCCCACAGGTTTATTATCCTAACGTTTAATTATGACTACATTTGCTTCAGGTAAACATGCTTTAATGATCTCAGACAGATCTGGGCTCGCTTTTCCTTATCAAGAAATGGTAAGGGAGTGGACTGGAGCCTGGGTTCATAGTTCTGAATACGAACCTAAACAACCACAACTTCAACCAAAACCAACAACTTCGGATCCACAGGCTTTGCAACATGCAAGACCTGCAAGAACGGCTCCTGCAGTTACACAATTAATGCCTACTGATCCTTTTATAACTTATGGTGCGGGGTCTTCTTATATAAATGTGAATGTACCAAACCATGGTTTAACGAACGGAAGTACCTATAGATTTAGAGGAGCACCCACTACCGCGGGGGCTTATTTAGATCCGCAGGGCTGGGATGGAATTACGGGAGCTAAAATTGCTCTAGCGGCAGGCTATGCTATTACTACAGGAAAATGGGTGAGTGCCGCTCGTGATACAGATTATACGACAGACTGGTTTTATTTTGTTGTAAATACTGATACAGCTACAACAGGAAGTATAAGAGGAGGAAGTTATCCCGTGTCCGTGGGGCCGGTAACTTTAGAAGCATAATGATTAAATATTTAAAAAAATTATGGAAGAAATTATTTGGTAAATCAGAAACCAAAATAAGTGAGTACGCAGCTGCAGGCACAAGAGGTGCTGACTATGGAATTAAGGAAGTGTCTTCGAAGCCTAAGCATTGTGTTACTCACAATCGATTTAAAAAGAGCTGTCCAACATGTCAGGAGATTATTAAATAATGGCTGGATATACACTCTCAGCATTAGAAGCTGACATTAGAAGTTATACTGAAGTAGACAGTAATGTTTTTACTGGTGCTATTCTAGCCAAATTTATAGAACATGCAGAAAATAGAATTTTTTATGATGCTCCTATCGATGCCTACAGATATGTGAGTGAAGGAAACTTTGCAGTTGATGATAAGACATTAAATGTACCGGGACTAGGATCAAAGGGAAATACTGGAACAGTCTTTGTTAGAGGGATTGAAGTGTTTACTTCTACAGCTAATTCAGAAGGAGAAGGAACATGGCTTCAGAAAAAGGATCAAACTTATCTATCGGAATATGTCAATGAATTAACTGGCACAGAAGGAGGCAGCACAGGTCAAGACGTGACTGGTTTTCCTAAATATTACGC